AAGTTAGTAGAAGCACCCAGTTCATTTCTTTCAGATACAAGTTGGATAAAGTTCCCACCACCGAAATCAATGTAACCACAACCAAGAGCAGTTTTTGCGTATATAGCACCTTTCTTTCTTCCAGTAGATCCATCAATGACCTGTGGAGAAGTATAAAAAGATATACCTGCAATACTGGTAACAAAACCTGCATTGTAAAACTGTTCACCTATTGATATAGCCCCTCCGTGAGCAAAAGCACCTACACTTGAAGATGTTGCTGTTAAAGCTAATTCATTTGAAAGACCAAATGAACCATACATCTGTTGTGGGTGTAATACTGCACTATAAGGTCTTGGTGCATCATTTGTTTCAAGTGAAGCAACTGCGTCCATTATATCAAGGAATCTCAATGAATCATCAGAACCCTTAGATGTTGCAAAAGCATCATATCTTGCACAAATATTAGCATCAAACTCTGCTGCAACTGCATTCCCAAGAACTTGACCTGCATTAACCATTAAGGCATCGTCATTACCAAATGCTGCAAGGTCTGTTACTCTTGCGTTGATATGATTTCTCAATACCTCAATGCTTGTAGCTGTTGTTGTTATGCTTGTTGCTGCTACTTCTGTGTCCTCATCACCTGTCGCTTCATTCTCAACTGCTGTAACAGCAAGTTTAGTATATACAGGGAATTGAACTGTATTTGATCCTTTAACAGCTGCAGCCATTGATATTGTTCTAGGCGTTACTGCTGCTTTGTTGAATTGAACGATTGCTGCTGCTATGGTTTTTCCAAGACCACCAGCTGCAATACCGACATCTGTATTAGCCATAATATCTTACTCCTAATTAACCCTCTATCAACTGCTTGTAGCCTTCAAGTAGGGTTGTGAAAAATTATTTAATAAATTGGGTAGTTTGATCTGATATTGCTTTCTCAGCACCTTTCGGATCTTTTACAGCAAATTCTTCCCAAGATTTATATCCACCAAATTCTCCTGTTCCCTTTGTAGAGTTAGCAGGTCTTTGATTTGGTGTGCCTAAATTATTAGTTTGCCCCACCCTGTTTGCAAACTTTTCCAACTTATCAAGTGATAAATCTTCTGCAATAGACCTATCTTCATCATTAGTGATGGTTTCCATAATGGAAGCTCTTTTGTTGGTTTTATAAGTGTTATATTCCTCTGCAATAACAGATAGTTTCTCATTCTTTGCATTAGCTTCATCAAGTAATGTCTTTATTTCTCCATCTTCTTCGAGTTTCTTTTTTCTATCAGCTTCCTGCTTTGCTTGTAGATCCTCGAACTTGGATTTATAAGAATCACCTCTTTCTGTAGCTTTATGCTTCTGAGCAACGACTTCATCTAATCTTGCTTTTGGAATACCTTGTGGATCATTTGTTTCAGCTTTTGTGCTGTCATTTGTTTCGCTGTTGTTATCAGCTATGGGTGTGTTTGGATTTTGTTCAGTCATTTTAGTTTCCTCTTTTGTGAGTTAAGTAACAAAATTGTGTTAAAATTCTTATACATATAATAGTTATAATTTCCTATTTAAAAAAAACATTATTTCCCAAATACAATTTTCGTTTTTTTAGATGGAGGTAACTTTCTACCAATTTCTCTATCTACTTGTCTATCAATTTCTATTCTCACATCTCTGGGGAAAGGTCGTTTCTGTGTTGTAACAAATCTTTTTAATGTAGCTAAATGATTAACAATAAATCCTCTAGCATCCCAACCTATTTTAAACTGAGAATCTGTTGCTCCTCTATATTTTAAATTGTTTCTAAATCTTCCACTTACAAAGGGAGCTTTGGATCTTTTAGATGGTGGTGTTTGCCCCAACAATTTTCCTGCTCTTTTATTCTCACCATATTCTACTGAATACCCTCTAAATTTATTTCCATTTACATCTGTTTCCCTTACCCAAATATGTTCTTTGTGCATTTTTAAAACTTTTTTTCCTATTCTTGCAAAAAATGATTTATCTAACATTCTTCTCCCTAAAATCTTTACTTTTATCTTCTATTCCAATTTCAACCCACTCATGCCTACAATTAAATCCACCACCACTAACCAATACATCATATCCAAATTCTTTTATAATTTGGCTCTTAGTCATCGCATTTGATCTCCATATTCTAAGACATAAATCTCTGGTTTTATTATCAATAGCTCCTACATATCTAAATCTTGTTTTCGCAGGAGAATTGTCCATCATAATTTTCCCAACACTTCTTGAATAATCAGTTAATCCTGTTGTAATTAAAGTTCTCATCTGTCTATTAGATAATCCTGCTTGTTGTTGAATAGCTTGTAATATACCTTTTTCTGTTGCTCCTGATAATGCTCCTTTGACTAATTCTCTTTTAAATACACTCCCCATAGATCCTAAACTATCTGCAAAAGTGGATGTGCTATAATTTGTCAATGCTCTTAATGTTACCTCCGTTATATCTGCATACATCTCTAAATCAGTAAGCATTTGTGTATGAGCTAGATCATATATATTGATTATCTGTTTTGCCTTTAATCTAACTATTTTCTCTAAATCCAACTCATCTAGAACTAGTAGAAATTCATCTATTGATTTAAACTTTACATCCTTAGATAAACTTCTTAAATCTCTAACCATTTCTATTTGTAAAAGCTCTATTTTATCTGCAATTTGAATAGAAATATTATCTACATAATCTTGGTCTATCATTATGCGACTGGTTTAGTTAGTGCTTCTAACAACGAACCTTGTGGCGATTCTTCTTGTGTGGTTTCTGCTACTCGTTCATCGAGATATGCCTGTGCTGTTTCTCTATCAGGGAATCTATCTGCATCCGTCTGCAATAAGATGTCAGCTACATCGATGATTCCATGTGATAGTTCCCAATCCCACTTGGCTCGTTGTTCTTCATTAGATAATATCTCTACATTCTCTTGATAGTCTACTTTAAGTAGTTCTCCTGTGTTAATATTACCCTCTACTGCTAGGATAATCGTTTCTAGTTCATATAGTTGTTGTTCTATCCCTTTCCAACGAATTACATCTGAGATTCTACTGTCCGTCAGCTCTTGATTCCTAAGTTTGATCGCCACCCCTGACTGAGCTGCTGTTCCCTCTACGAATGAGATGTTTAGATGATAGTTCTGTGCTAGGAGTTTGTAGGAATGTTCTATTGAGGATGAGAGAGCATCCACAGTATTAGGTGGCGATACGATATTCAGAGTTCCGTCGATCCCTAAAAATGAAACCTTGTCTTGTCCAACTTCCAATGTATCTTTTTCTACCTGAGATCCATTAACATACATATAACCGAATGACTGGAACATTGTGTTAGCATTGGAGTTTGTTTCAGCAACATTGACCTCTAAATTAGTAGCAATAAGATCATTAGCAGGAGATGTATCTAGGTATGAGTATTCAGGTCTACCATTCTTAAAGCACTCAACAAATGGTAATACACCATACGGATTGATATGCTCTGGGTTCTCAGGATCATCCATAATCTTACCATTGTTATCGAATATGAATGTATGTTCAGCATCCCAGTAAGCAGTCAATTCAGGAGTATCATCCATTACAGAGCTTTTAATAGCAAGTGGATATGTATATGCACTAGGTCTAAGTGGATCATCTTCAAACATGGCTTCAAAGTCCATGATAACATCATAGTCAATAACACCATTCCTCCAAGTAGGTTTAATCAAGATATGCTCTAAGAGATTGGTCATCCTCTCTGCCCTCTGCATCTTGAAGTCCTTTTCATTGAAATACACAGGAAGATTCTCGTTAGAATATTCTCTCTTAGGTGGTTTCATATACACTAGACTTATCCTGTCTATGATTCGCCTTGTTATATTAACATTAGCTACTGGTATCTTATTTAGTAGCTTATTGCTAAAGTATTTCTTGGTGTATTTCTCATTAGCACCATTATAAAATTCTCTTGCACACATTCTTGCTTTTCTCCATTGATTCTTAGCATTCTGTTGTGCATCCCACCTAGATTGTTGTAATAAAAGTTTTCCGATTTGTGGTATCATCTGTCTATTGCTCCTAGTGTTGGTTTAATTATTGGGAACTCCCATTCTATAAAATAACCGAGAGCATCAGATGAATGACTGAGAAGTTTGTTAGACTTATCAATATCTCTAGTGCCTTGCTTGTTTGTAACCTTTTCTAAGTCTTGAATTAAGACCTTGCATCTCGGATCAATCAATGTGTTTCCCTCCAACATTCGATTCACCGAATTAACTCTATTAACAACAGGTGGATTGCTTTTACGAACTTTCACCTGAAATCCGTTTTGTTTAAGTATGTCTATATCTGAATATGCTGCCGAAGTGTGCCTTTGAAAGCCACTCGCATCAGGATAGATTATATAATTTGAATTAGGATACTTTTCTTTAATTGTTGCACACATCCTATCAGTTATCAGATCCCCTTGCCCTTGATGTGATAATGAAACCTCATCGAATATCCTAACTTGGTTTTTTGGGTAGAGTTGCCCCAAAACTGCACACATGGGATCGACATTTTGGTCGAGACCGATTCGAATTGGTAATGATCTGTCATACTTACATTCTTTGACATTCTTACTCCTTTCAAATGAATAATATGTTGATAAAGCTGATATGTTTACAAATTGTCCATCTCTGTATGCTTGGAGCATACTCTTATCATAGTTTGCTTCTAATAAATCTATATAATTGCTAGGTAGAAACACATTGTCTGTTGTTTTACCATGAACTAAGTGCTTACTATCGTTATCATTCTCAACAAACTGATGGTGTGTATAGTGATAACCCTCAGGTGATGTTACAATATAGACCTCACAATTATCTGCCCCTCTCATCCTACCAATCGCTTTCTTGTAAGCTATATCGCAGTTCTTCCAACTCTCTACATCAAATTCATCAAAGCCTATATATGTGAGTTCAGCACCTACGATTCTTTGTGGCTTCTGCAACTGGTATATCTTTATTGTTCCATAATTAGTTTTAAACTTATGCTTCTGAATGTTATATGTATAGCTAATCCCCTTTCTACTGAGGATCTCTCGCATTGGCTCTACAAACAACTCCTCTGCTAGTTCATTAGTTGGGTATATAACCCATCCGTTGCTTATACCCTTACTATTTGGTTTTGTGATGTGATTGATAAAGGTTTTATGTAAGAAAGCATATGTTTTACCTGATCCAAACCCACCTACCAAAGCATTGATTTGCTTCTTAGATGTTAGGAACTCCCATTGGTGAGGTAGATAATCTTCTTGGAATAAGGTTAGCTTATTAGATTCCATCAAACTCAATTTCATCTATTGGTCTGATATTGTGATCTATTTCCTGTTTATCCGATTGATCTAGTATCTGTTTACCCATCCATATTAGCATCGTTGGATTTCCTTGTAGTGCTGAATCTAGTTGTGCTTTTCGCAAACTCTTTTTTAAATCTGCTCTCCCTTTTGTGATATTTGTGGAATAACTCTTTGAAATTAAATCTTTACTACATCCTAAAGAATCTGCAATTTCTGTATTTTTCATTCCATAGGAAGCCATCTTTTCTACTTGTTGGGGATCAATGTCGTATTTTTTAGGTCTAGCCATAAGCTAAAAATAGTAATATTATACTTGTTTTTCTAAGTATTTTTTTGTAGGGATTAGTTTTATATGTATATAATCTTCAAATCCATATACTTTCCTAGCATGAAGTGATACTATTTGTGCATCGTCATTGTAGAATATACCCTGCATTGCATCCATATATGTTTTTGATAAATTATCAAGATCACCTCTGCCTATTTTCCAAAATGGTACATCGTGTTTTAATATCTTTTCCTTATTCTTTGTTCTATAATGATTCTTAGGTCTTTTATAGCAGAATGTTATGTCTAATTCCAGTATATCTTTGGTTGGTTTGGGTGGTGAATATTGATTTGCTAGTAATATAAAGTCTTTCTTGTCGTTGCTTGATGGATCATAGTGGAATCTCCCATTGTTTCTATGTCTTTGTTGTGGTTTAGGTCTAAGTTTAATTAGAAAGTTTATCATAAAAGTCTGGGTGAGCCACTTATTAGCTCACCCCTCCTCTTTTCGACTTAGGAAACATCACTATTACCTAATTTTCCAATATTTTTCTCTATAATATGCTTTAATAAAATTATCTTTCTCTCTTTTAGGTCTTAGTACTCTATTACCATTCTTTGTTTTTACAAAATCATCGTCTGTCCATACACATACTAGATGAGGAACTTTCCCTAGTGTATTTGGATTATTACAATTATGTATTTCTTCTATTGGTTGAAACATTAATAATGCTATGAAGTAGCATTGAACTACCTCAATCATAGAGCAACCCCACAACCGAAGCAAGTGTAGTCGAGGTGTCGTAAACGATTAACCTCATTTGGATAGTTGCAAGGTTGCTCCATAAATCTATGCTTGTGCATTATTGTCCTCAATAGGAAGTAGATCTCTATTAGGCACTAATTTTGCTTTACAACATTTACTATCTGAATTTAATTCTTCTTTCCTATAAAAGCCATTAGACTGACACTTAGAACATACTCCTATGTAGTGTCCTGTGGTATCTAATCTCCATTCTATATCCGATGCTTCTAATTCAGGTAGATCCATAAATCTTTCTTGATTCAAGAATGTAGCTGGATGTGGAATATATTTCTTTTCCGTATTAGTAGCTTTCCAATAATCACACCATAATCTAGTTCCCTTTATTATGTCGTCTAAATTATGTTTGTCTATAATCTTAAACCAAGTTCCCTCAGCTCTAGGTCTTGCTACTTTTCTAGGATATTTATCATACCAATCATCAAATTCAACTAAATTTTTAATATCATCAAATTCTGTTATTATTTTTGTTT